ATCTTCTTTGTTTCTATCAATCTCATTGTTGACCTGTTCTGTTAAGTCAACGTCTGTTCTTTGGTAGTTATCGACAGGGGAAACGGGAATTTTGTCCCGTTGTGTCCCCAGTATATTTCCGAATGATGATGTCATTGTAAACTCTTTATACCACTAGCAATACCAATTACTTGACTAGCAATGCCTAAAGCACCACCAAGTCTGTTTGTTGGAGGTAACATAACTGGTGCACCATATGATGGAGGTATACCTAGTTGTTCTCTTGCTTCGCTTTGACTGAGTAAGAACTTGCGTCTTGCTCCTTCTTGTACATAAGCCATGTTACGGCCTAGTATGTTATCTATAACGCCATCGACCTCTGCTCGTTTAGATAAGTATAGTTGTAAGTTTTTGTTACCAAATCGTCTAGATCTACCGCCTTCATCTACAGGTATAGTAGATAGGTAGGCTCTTGTAGCATCTTCGACTTGTTTTCTACCTTGACCTACTTCAGCTACAGCTTTTGCATAAGCGTCACTAAGATCACGAGAGTAACCGATGACGTTAGCGTCTTGTCTTCTTTCTAAGGTAGTTTCTTTGTTAAAGAATTTGAGAGCTTCTTGTTTGTATAAAGCGTCTTTTTTTAGCTTTTCTTGTCTAGCTTGGGCTCTAATCCCAGCATTAGCATCTACGCACACGGCAAAATTCAATAAATGTTATGTTGTTCGGCCCATGTTTCAACTTACGTAAAAACTTGAAACCTAGAAACTTCAGCAATTTTAAATGAGCTGTGTTTCTACTGTCGACTATATTCCAGAGGAGGGGCTCAATACGGCTATCGACATACCGTTTGGCCTCTCTTGCAAATGTAATCGGGTATCGGTGTATATCTGGAGTGCAAAGCATCCATATGTCACCTTCTTGTCCTACTCCGGCCATGCCAGCAGTCTTGCCGTCAGGCACTGTAAAATACACGTAGGAGGGATTCTGAGACATCAAAGAGGGTAAGAGGGCTGATGGTATCCCATGACCTTCTTCGACCTCTCTGCGGTCATCTGGACGGAGATTAGAGGCAACCTGAGCGGCAGCCTCCAATGTGATTGGGTGTATATAATTAGACACGTTTGTAAAATCTGGGTGAATAGTCTCCTTCCCAAGACAAGCCACGTAGGGTTGCAGGGGCAGGGTGTGTGGATTTTAATATTATGTCCACGTTTACATTTCTTTCGTACACAGGTACGGTTTTGATATACTCTTCAAGGTATGGTGCAGCGTTTACATCATAGTCATCTAAAATAGATGATTCGTATACCTCGGTATAATCTGGTTTACCTACACGTTTTAGTGTGGTTCTGTATTGTCCTATCTTACCAAAGTGTAACTTAATTCTATGTAATACTAACGATGAGTTAATATCAGATCTAACAGTGGTTTGGTCAGTTCTTGTAGGAAAGAATGTAGGAAACTTAACTTCGTAATCATAGACATATCCTACATGTAGAGGGTTACTCGATGTAACACCTGTTGCCCAGTCACCAGTAAGAGTTAGTGTAGTCCCACTTGCCCCCGGTGCTTGGTATCTTACAAGTCTATCATTGCTAGTTCCAGATTCTGCATCTATAACAGCTAGGCTATATTCTGTACTACTAATCTGATCTAACCAGTCCACACCAGTGAAGGTTGTGGTGTTATTATCTGCATTATAAGTACCACCGTGTAAAGGAACATAATTATCCAAATGAAGGGGGTAGTTGACATCATCTTGAGTTATAGAAAGGTCGTTTTCAGTCTGTACAATTCTCATTGTTTGTAAGTATTTATCCGTATCAAGAACAAAATACTCATCATTTATAATAAAGTGATACTTGATCGGTCTGTTAAACTTCCATTTGAACCATGCAGCCTGCTGTCTTTTATCAGCTATATTTAAGTATTTATAACCTGATACCTCATTTGACCCTGATTTACCAATTAATATTATAGAGTTTTCTCTCGAGTTTGTAAGTAAATCTATTTCTTTTGGTAGTAGTGTCGGTACAGTTTTACTAACTTCTACTACATCAGGTTCACCTTCTCTTTGTACATTCGCCATCTCGTTAAGTCGGCTAAATCTACCCGAGTTATCTATATATGCTAGAGTTGTACCTAAAGATATTGGAGGTATATTCTTGTTATAATTAAATGTAGATATACTTTTTAACTTAGCTGTATCAGGGTTCAGCACAGTATCATCTGATGTAAGTATAAACTGTTGGTTAGTACTAAATACAACCAGACCAGCACTGATCTCAATACCATCAAATAACTCTGAAGGAAACATGGAGGCAGCTGATATATCTATAGGATCACTTGCAGATGTAGTTAACGCTGAGACAACAAAGAAGTCTGGCTTACCTAATGTACCCGGCCTAGATAATATAACATTTTCTCCTGATAAAAATGCAAGTCTATTTCTAAAAAATAAAACTTTGTTTATTCTACCATCAAAATTATTATTACTGTCTCTAGATATAAATGAAGGTAATGGGTTAGTATTATCATCACCAACTCTACGATCTTCATATACAAATTGCCTTACTTCAAATGTTTCTGCAACACTTGTACGTTGTATAACAATAGGCATGTTTGTAAAGTTTTTATCTATACCCGGTCTAGCACATTCAGACCAAGCTCCAGCACCATCATTCCCATTCTGACCATCAAAACGTAGGTAGTAGTCATCTTCGTCTGCCATTCGTGCGTTCTTTACTTGCACTATATAGCCATGTTTACACTGGTTTGGCAGGTTAGTAACATCGTTTGTTGAGTCTTGCATGACTCGCATCAAATCTTCTTCAACCACTTCGATATTAAACGTTGATGCACTAGATAGATACATAGTTGTACCTATAATTTTAACATTGATAGGACTACCACTAATAGCTTCTATAGCAGTTTTCATGCCAGCTAATATAGTATCTGATGTAACAGTTGTATCAGAATCAAATGGTGTAACAGCTGGACGTATAAGACCAGTCTCAGCTCCGCCATATTTAGCCTGTACCACAGTCTCTTCGTGGTCAGTTATCTCTAAAGTGTAAAGAGCTATACGGTTATCATCACCACCAGAGTTTGTACCACCACCACCAAAACCCTGACCAGTCATACCTACAATAATTTTATCTCCAGTCTCCCAACCTTCACCACCGTGTAGTAGTGTAACTTCGGGCTGATAGCTACAAATAAAATCACTGGTGCTATTATCAGCATTTCCTTGCTGACCTAGTGTTGATATACGAAATACGAGATTCTTTTTACTGCCATCTGTAACTACATTACCACTAGAATTAAGAACTACTCCTTTTTCTGCTGGTATCAGGATCTGATTATTGTCACCAGATGACTGTATATTAATTGTGCTAGATTGACTGCCCGGTGCTTGAGATAAATCAAATCCGTTTGCATTTTTAGCTCTTATATAATAATCTCTATTATTTGTTAAGCCTGTTATAACTGAACCCGGCGAATGGTATATAAACGCTTGGTCATCTTCATAGCCATGATTTGTTAACGGGCCAAACCTATTATTAGTCGTACTGATAGCAGCTGTAGGTAATCTATATGTATCTATGTCAGTACCAGTTTGCTCAGGTCTATCTGTTGTAGCTGTAATATCAAAAACTTCGGTGCCTATACCTAGACACTCACCTCCACCAGTGGATTCATTTAGTGTTTGGCTTTTGATTCTGATTCTTGTAGCACGTTTAAGTGTTACATTTCGACTAGCATCATCTGTACCATTTGTAATATTTAGGCCATACTGCCTACCATTCTCTGCTCTAAGAAGTTCAATCAAAGCAAAGTGATCGTCAGGTCTTGCATCAGTAGAGCCTGTAAGTCCTACAGCTGTTTCACTTCTTGATGTATCTCTATTACAAACAAATGTCGTGTCGTTGATTGTAAGAGTCTGTAGATTTTCTGGATCACTTGTAGTTAGATATGCTTTGAGTGCAGTAGCACCACCTGTACCATAGTTAACAGTCATCTTCTTACCGTCACTACAACGCCAGACTCGTACTTCTCCATCAGAAGCTATCTGTCCTATGTATGATCCTTCTGTTTCATCACGAAAATAGTGAAAGTATGCTCCGCTATCTTGCAAATCTTTTAACTTACCTTCATCTGTAGATACAGTTCTACTACCATCAGAGATAGCTGATGTATCTACTCTCTTTAAACCCGGTCTTTTAAATAAACCTTTTGTTACATCTGGTATTGCATTAGTAACTTCTTTTACTTGACCGGGAAATTTTAAGGAGTCAGGCTGTTCTGACATACCTAGTGCGTATTGTGGTATCGTTTGTGTTATGCCTGCCATTATCGTCTAAGGTTTCTCCAAGGTTGATAGGTTTGATATGAAGTCTCGTCCTCAAAGCCAAACATACTATGATCGCCCTGATTACATTCATACTCCATAAGAGCAGCTCTTGCTAAACCTTCTTGTTGAGCTAAGAGTTTAACTAAGTTAGGGTTTGCTACTAACTGTGTAGCCGCTTGTCTGGATGCTCTGTATGTGATGTATCTTCTAAAAACAATAGGTAGATCCGCAAACTCATACATTCTAACTATATCAAGATCAAAGCTAGTTACATCTGAAAAGTCATCTGTATGTTTAATTTTATCATATAAAAATCCATTACGACGTATAAAGTCACGGGTACGACGTGCTTGATTATCATGTAAATCCATGGACAGTATATTAGCATCTATTGCTATTTTACCTGTTGTTTCGTCTGGTGTGACTTTTACATGTTTTTCTGTGTTAAAATGCCAGCCTTCAGCTTGTGTATCTACATCAGCGTCACGAAGTAAATTAAATACGAAAGCTATTTCTGGGTTGTCAAATGGTGATACACCGGGACTGACATCTTCAGTTAGTGTTGTTATTGGTGCTTGTCCGATAGCCCCCAGTATTGAGTTCACTGCGGATAGGTTTGTATCGGTGTCAATTGTTGTGAGAGCCATAATAAAAAAAGGAGGCCGAAGCCTCCATATAATGTGTAAGTTAGAAAGCAGCGTTTCCAACAGTTGTTGCTTCGCCAGCAGCGTTGCGGCTTGTTGCCACACCAGCTACGAACTCAACAGCAGCAGCAGGGTTACGTGCATCTACACCCATAGCTAGACGACCTAGGATTACATCACCTTGGTATACCACTGAGATGTCTCCAGATGTTGTCTGAACTTGTGGGCCGATTGCTTCAACGCAGGCAGCAGCTTCTTTTTGGAAAACAAGACCACAGCTGTGCTCGAACGCAGAAGTACCGTTACCATAAGAGTTAACAGTCTTTGTTGTTGATGTACCAGCAGTCTCATCA